CATCATCATCTATGCACGCCCAATCATCGTCGATACAGGCGAAGTCGTCATCACGACAAGCAAAGTCCTCGTCTATGCACGCCCAATCGTCAAATTCGTATTTTGTCATAGCCGTTTAATTATCTCCACTGATAATCTTTGCAACACTCATTTCAAGCGGGTGCTTTGACTTGATACGATTTGTTATCCCATATCCTTTTGCTATGTATGCCTTAACCGACTTGTTCTCATCAGCGTTTAAAACCACAACATCATCTCTGCCCGTCATTACTACATATTTGTTCATTTGAAAATATTCCTTTCACCGTTATTTTCTGCTTTGCGTGTCCTCTGCACTCCTTGGCGAATGCGTTAATCATCGGAAATACTTCTCTGTGAAAATATTCTTCCGTTTTCTCATTCTCTGTTTTTGGTTTTCTTTTTAGCATTTTTTATGTCCCTTTCTGCCAATTTCCAACTTATGATTAGTCCGATACTGAAACTAATCAGTGCAATTCCTATTGTGTTCATTAGTTTACCTCTCTTTATCCTGTGAGCTTGTCCCATCATCGGAGCATTAAGCTCCTTTTTCTTTGTTTGCTTGAATAGCATTGTACTCGTCAATCATCTCCTGCGACGGCTCAACCGTTACATCACCGTACCCAAGCATATGATACATATTTTCTATATGAGGTTTCCAATGCTGAAAACGTTCATAAGCAGGTCTGTCTTGCCAACTGCCTACCACTTCAACGTGTACTTTAGGTTGCTTTCTCGGCTTTCTTGCCTTTTTGGTCTTTTCCGCCTCCATAATCTCCACCTCCTGCTTTAATCTATGTATTTCATTTTTTGTCCTATTACTTTGTACTAAGCGATCTGCTCCTGTTCCATTATCGGAAGTATACCCTCGCTCTTTAACAATGCATAAATAAACAATCTGCCTTTTTGTGTCCAATACGTATTTACTTTAGAATGTTGCTTGCCGTCATTTCCGTTTACAGTATGCGTCTTTGTACTTGTATAACCTTTTTCAGCATATTCCTTATACAATAGCCATATCCCGCCTTGCTTAAACTGTATCTTGTGTTCTTTTAAGAAATTGTTTAACCATTTTGCCGACTTACCGTAATCCTTTGCTATTACAGTGACAGATAATAAATCGGGGCAATTTAAAACTAAATCATAATATGATGCCTTTGGTTGAAGTTCCATAATCTGCTGTTCTTGAACTTTAACAGTAGTGTTTAGTTTCTTATTTTTCTCTCGTTCCAATTTTAATGCCGTAAACGCCTGTATAGCCAAATCGGGATTTTCCAATAGTTCTTCGGTCGCATACATTCCTGTTTTGCGTATAGCCGGTAATACATCAGCCGTAACCCAATGCTTAAACTTCTTCGCATTCGGCATTTTGCTTGATAAGATAAGACTGTACAAACCCGATTCATTAATCATTGTCAAATCTTGTTTTCCTCCAAGGGTGTCACATTTCGTTACCCCCTTATCTTCTTCATCAATATGGTCTATAATAGCCTTTCTTGGATTGCTGTATCCGAGGATTTCCGCTACATCCTTACCGACAAACATAATCTCTCCGTTTACTGTTGTTGTTCTTACAGAGCCGAACTCTGCATTTTCAAATACCTTTAATTCTTCCATAATTTTAATTTTCCTTTCTTGCGTTTTCGTAAGTTAGATTCCAAAAAAAATTGAATCTCGTTCTTGTTCGTCAAGATTTAATCGTTTAGTTAAAATTTTAATCTCTGCTCTCGAAAAATCACCATTTCGTGATATTTTTCGATAAAGAGTAGATAAATTAATATCTAACCATTCTGCTACATCTTGCATAGAATAACCTCTTGCCACTACAGTACCCTTTAATAACTCTTTTTTAAATTCCATTATATCACCCACTTTCTTGCGTTTCCGCAAGTATAGAATAGCACATTAAACATTCTTTGTCAATACTTTTTCGCAAGTTTTTTATACTTTTTTGAATATTTTCTTGCATTATTGCAAGTGGCGTGCTATAATATCTTTAAAGGGAGGTTTTTAATATGGCATTAAAAGATGATTTAAAACAACGACGCATTGAATTAAATCTCACTATGGCAGAAGTAGCAAAAAAAGTTGGAGTAAGTGAAGCGACAATATCAAGATGGGAAAGCGGAGACATTGCAAATATGCGTAGAGATAAAATTGTTCTACTATCAAAAGCACTTAAAGTTTCTCCATCTTTTATTATGGGATTAGATGATAACCAAGAAACAGGCAATGAATTAGAGGGCGTATACTTTAGTTTAGCAAAAAATGCGCAAGACGAGGGTATTGACCCCGATGATATATTAACGGCTATTGAGATGCTAAAAAAGCTAAAGTCAAAAAGAAAGGAAAATGAATAAGTGCTATATCTGTCAAAAAAAGATTTATACGAACGTGTAGAAAGATTTAGAAGATTAATAGGCATTAATGATTCTGCTTACCCTTTAGATATATTTGATTTATGTCAAAATAAACTGTCAAATATTGCAATAGGCAAAGTAAACTTTAAAACTAATGATTTAAGAGGTATGGCATTTATATCTAACAACCTTCAACGCGAAAATCATGTAATTCTAGTAAATGCAAATAAAACACAAGCAGAAATAAATTATCATGGTACACATGAACTTATGCATATAGCAATTCAAAATAATTCAGGTGTTCAAGCATTTAAGTGTTATGATAAAGTTAAACCAACACAAGATTTTTACACTGAATGGCAAGCTAATGAGGGAGCCGCAGAATTTTTAGTTCCTTATAAACTATTACTACCGCTTATAAAAGAGAATTACAATAAACTGCAAGAAGATTTTGGTACATACTATTTTTGTGAAAACTGTTCTCTTCTATTTGGAGTTTCGAGAGTGGTTATGCAAAATCGCCTAAATGCCTTAAGTTATGAAATAGAACAATACTTAAATGGTACATCATTAGACAGTATAAGAATATTATCTAATTCGCAACAAAAGCGAGAAGGAATAAATACATTATCATTAAATCAGCTTGAAGATATTAGACTCATGCAATCGATTGAAAATTTTAAATAGACTGCATATTCCTAATTGAATTTATACTATAGAGATATTCTTTTATTTATACTATTCAAAAAGAAGGAAGTGATTATTATGGACATCATTAAATATTACGGCAGTGATGAAACCAAAACAGAGTTTATCAATCACGACAGTGAGCCTTTAATGGCAGTAATTGCACACGACCGCTCACACGCTGTTGTTTCATTGCTTGATGAGGGTTGTGAACATCACTTGTTGTTGGCAAAGGCTCTTGACAAATACAATATAGATGAATATTTCAGAATTATTTTTGATAACGAGGGTGCCGATTGGACCTTTGTATGCCCACCTAATTATAAAAATATAGCTAATAAAGAAAAACGTATAACAGAATTTTTTAATGACGGTGTTGACGCTATAACCGAATTTCTAAAACAAATCGATTATGATGTGCCTATTAACGTCCCAAGACGTTATCGCAGACATATGGACTATTTGAAATATTCAGATTATTAAAGGGGTTTTTATATATAAAATTAGAGAAACGTAAGTAAAAATTGAAAGGATTGATAACAATTAACGATTTTCCATATAATATAAACGATTTGAAAAATGCGTGTAAGAATAAAAAAATTATTTGGAAAGAACACGCTACTCAAAGGCTATTGCAAAGAAAAATATTAAGAGATGAAGTCATACAATGTGTTTTAAACGGCGAAATTATAGAAAATTATATAAGCGACAAACCTTTTGCAAGTTGTCTTGTATTCGGATATAGAGGTATTGACAAGCCGTTACACGTCGTATGTAGTTTTGACGACGAATATATCCATATTATAACGGCATATATTCCCGATACCATAAAATTTTATGATGATTTGAAAACAAGAAAGGAGAATTAATTATGAAATGTATCGAATGTGGTCATGACACTATTAACAAAAACAGAACATATGTTGCAAATCTTGAAAATTGCGTTATTATTATAAAAAATGTTCCGGCTATGGTTTGTGAGCATTGCAACGAAGTTTATTATTCCGATGAAGTATTCGGGCAGATTGAAAAAATAGTATACAAACTTGAAAGCGTTATAAATGATATTGCAGTAATTGACTATACCAATTCTGCGGCGTAGGCAATAAAATGGCAGATGGAATTTAAGGAAGTGATGAATATGGAGATAAATTATTCTAAGCAAGCAATTAAGTTTTTGCAAAAGCAAAGCCGTTCCGCAAAAGAAAGAATTGTTACGGCTATAAACTCTCTTCTTAACGGAATTGAAGAAATTGAACCCGATAAAACTGACCTTGAGATGTTAAATGAAATTGAAACTAATCCCGAATGTAAAACATTCGTTTCAGCGGATGAGGCAATGAAAGAACTTGGATTAAATTAATTGATTAAAAAAATTCCCCTGCCTGTTGGAGCAGACAGAGGATAAAGAATAAAGTGCATTTATACACAATACTCAAACCAATAATATTGTATCATAAATGCACTCTGTTTTCAATATACAAATTAGAGAAAAGGAGTGTTATTTTTGTACCGTTTTTTTATTAAAAACGAGCATTACATAACACAAGAAAGGAAGATTTACGATGAATGTAGCTATATACTTACGAAAATCGAGAGCGGACGAAAACAATCCGCTTGAAACGCTTGAACGTCACAAAGAAATTCTTCTTTCTTATGCAAAGGACAATAATTTAACGGTCATTGACATATTTGAAGAAGTGATAAGCGGAGGAATGTTATACAACAGAACGGAAATGCTGAAACTGCTTGACGCTATTCCCTCGCACATATATGATGCGGTATTATGTATTGACCTTGACCGTTTAGGGCGTGGAAGTGCCGCAGACAGTGAAAAAATCTTTGACGTTCTTAAAGAAAACGATGTAAAAATTATTACGCTCAAAAAAATATATGACCTCAACAACGAGTATGACGAAGATTACAGTGAATTTGAAATGTTTATGGCTCGTAAGGAGCTTAAATTCATCACTCGTCGAATGAACCGCGGACGTATCAAATCAATCAACGACGGTTGCTTTGTGTCGGGTGCTCCGTTTGGTTATCGAAATGCCGTAATAAATAAAAAGCACACGTTGGAAGTATATGAACCGGAGGCGAAATATGTTCGTATGATATTTGATATGTATGTAAATCAAAGTATGGGTATTACTTCAATAAGCCGTCATCTTGCAAATTTGGGTGTCTTGAGCAAGAAAAATACACCGCTCCACCCCACCACAATCGCCCGTATGCTCCGAAATCATACTTACATAGGTAAGATAGTGTGGAACAAATCAAAGTCTGTTAAAGGCAAAAATACGCAAGAAAAAACGAGTAAAGATGATTGGTTATATGTTCCCGGACTGCACGAGCCAATAATTGACGAGGACACGTTCAACAAAGCACAAGATATTATAAATCTGAAATATAAACCGCCTATGCGTACAGGCACGTTGCAAAATCCGTTTGCAGGGCTTTTAAAGTGTGCTAATTGCGGTCGGGCAATAGTTATCAATACTTCTAACGAAACCGTTGAAAAATACCGTCTTTGCTGTCGTACACTTGGTTGTAATAAGGCATCTGCATTGAGTATTGTAGAAGATAAAGTATTTGAAGTGCTTACAAAGGAATTTAAAGATATTGAATTGTCTTTGAAAAATATCCGTCAATCGCATAATAAAGATAAACTTTCCTGCCTTGATACAATAGCCACTTTGGAAACAGAATTAAAAAAACTTGATAAACAACAACTCCGTCTGTATGACTTGCTCGAACAGGAAGTCTATACAAAAGAGCTTTTCATTGAACGCAATAACGCAATTTCGGATAGAAGAAAAAAAATTAATGCCACGATAGCACAGGAACGTGAAAAATTTAAACTTGTGGATACATCTTCCATCGAAGAACGCCTCCCCCTTTTGCGTGAACTTCTCACTAATTACCACTCTCTTTCAGCCGCCGAAAAAAATTCCATTCTTAAAAATTTCGTAAAAAAAATTGAATATAAACGTGAAAAATCCGCTCCCGAGGGCGATATTTTCTTGAAAATCTATTATAAATAACTTTTACCCGCCTTATGTATCTTGTTGCCATAGATGTCGCCATAGCAATCCATAATATTCCGGAAGGAATTGCTACGTCTGTACCGATATACTACTCAACAGGCAGCAGAAAAAGAGCATTTATAGTATCGTTTTTTTCGGGTATTACGGAACCTTTAGGTGCTATAATCGGTTATTTAATTTTACGTCCGTTTTTCAACGATGTCGTATTCGGTATTTTATTCGGAATAATCGCCGGAATTATGGTATTTATTTCAATAGAAGAACTTTTACCGATGGCACGTGAATATGAAAAAAGCAAAGTCACTATTATAGGCGTCATACTCGGTATGGCAATAATAGCGCTCAGCTTACTTTTGTTTATATAAATTTTACACAAAGACATAAACGATAGTTATTTTAAAAACATATATACTATAATAGTTTGAAAAGAAAAATTCTATACTATAAAATACAAATTGGTGAATGCTATGAGCTATAATATTGGACTAAGGCTGCGCAATTTACGCAAAGCCACACAGATGTTGAAATGGAAAGATATATCGCTTGATTAAAACAGCTTTGTCCCTTAGTGATACAGTCTAAACGGAGTACAGATTTTGAGGGGACCCCAAAAAGTTAGACTTTTTATAGCATAGTAGTTTTAATACTACTATGCTATTTTTTATGCAGCTAAAGTGTTGAGCCTACTCTCACACTATCACCGTCTTTCAAAATCTCAATTAATTGGGATTTTTAGCATTAAAAAAGCACTCACATAATGTAAGTGCTTAGTCTATTCAATTTTGCTGAATTAATCAATAATAACGTCCGGTAGTCCAAAAACGCCAGATGGTTTTGTTCCGTATTTCTCTATCGTATAATCAAATTTATCATCTATGCTTTTCTGCAGAACCTTACAATATTCATTACTTGCCTTTTCATCTTCCATTCTGACCTCAAAAGGGACTTTCGGAATATAGCCAAAAGCATATAAAAATTTAGACTTCATTTTTTTGCATTTTTTCATCATTTTATATTGCCCCTTTCAATAAATTTTCAAAATAATCTAAAGCATTCGGAAAAATCTTTTTTTATCTCTTTGTATCTGACTTCGTCAAATTGAGCCTCGAACATATGTGCAAAAGCCTCTGTTGTTATTACATCATTATTTTCCCAATATTTGCTATTGTGACCCGCAATACCTTGTATTTCATCTTCGGTTAAAGCCCCAAGTAAATCTGACACAGCGGAATGTTTCCGCATATCGTTTAAATCGTCTGATATTTTATTAAATAAATCCTTTTGAGTTTTTAATTCACTTTTTATTCTTATTCGTCCAATGTATTCATCTGCATCATCAGATAGCTTATCAAAGAATTTTGTATCATTCGATACATTTCTCATTGCACAATCAATTAAATGTCCGTGTTCGTGAAAATACGTTACACACGAACCTCTGTCATTTATTAAATCGTTGGCATAATTCATATAAATTTTGCCTGTACTCGGTTCAAAAAACGGAGTACCTTGTATTTATATTACAACATATTGTTACCTATTGTCAATATTTTTCAAATTTTGTTGATTTTTTTTATTATTGTGCCTACTCTCACACTATCACCGCCTTTCAATGTATCAAAAAAGCACGTCCGCAAACGTGCTTTTAATCTTCATCAAGATATGCGTGTTTATCTGATATTGATTCTTTCTTTTCTTCTGTCAAGCAGTCAATCATTCTCTGATTTGCTCTTTCGTTTTTCTCATCTGTTCCGCTTTTTATCAATACCACATTACTAAGCATTCAGATGTCAGTTCATTCCTTTCTGCCATATTTATTAACTTACGCTTTGCCATGTGCATATGAGTCTTACAGTAAGCATATTCTGTTGGCAACACATCATGTGTTAATTCTTCACTAGTCATATTTACGAACATATTTATACCTATTGTACAATCCTCAGAATAAGCTACACAAGAAATAGTTTCATTATCTTTTTTATGTTTTTCAATAGTATCATAATATTTTCTTGCCTCACTCGAATAATTATATTCTTTAGATGTCATTATATGTGCCTCACTTTGAGGTATCCCTAAATCTACAAGTTTGTTTTCCATAATTTCATGTTTAAGTAATATTAAATCATGTTGTTGAATGTTTTTACCATCTATTAATCTTTGCCATAATTGAGCCATTTCATAACTGGCGTCAAAATATTCTAATTTTCCTCTACCTAAATCATGTTTCTCCATAAATATAAAGTTTTTTATTCTTTGTATTTCATTTGTAGAGTATCCTGTATTAGATGCTATTCTGGCAACATCAGTTGTCATATGCCTTACAGATTCATAATACCTAACAGCGTGTCCCTCTGCCCTTTTACTATACGGATTTAAAGCATCACTAATGCCACCTGTATTTATTATACAACGTTTTTCGGCATTTGCAACATATTTTAACGCATTTTTCTGTTCGTCCGACAAACTGTTTTTCATTAAATCATATCGTATATAATTTTTTTCCGATATTATTAACATCTCCCGCCAACAATAACTCTGCATTACTATCAATTAATCGTTTATGATTATTTATCATCGCTACTGATAATATTTTAAAGCGGTTTCCGTTTTCATCTGCAACATATCCCCCATTTTTTAAGTTTATACCGTTGTCATTGATTTGTACCGATATATTTTGTCCAATTTTCAATGAATTTATTATATCCATATCACACACCGCCTTTTTCATAGTATAGTTTTAATTCATTTTTGTAATCATTTAAAGCCTTTTCTGTTTGTTCGACCTCAATTTTAGTAAGTCTGTATGCTTTTTGGGCATAGTTTCTGATTTATTATCGTTCTTTTTTCTTTTCATCTCTATTATACCACGTTTTCAGCATTTGCAACATATTTTAACGCATTTTTCTGTTCATCTGACAGCCCCTTTTTCCATTCGTTAAATGTCATAATTTTCGCCTGTCAGCGTGCTTTAATCTGATGTTTTTATCTTCTTTATTTATTTGTATTTTTTTCTCGTGGTTCAAAACCAATTCCGTTATTACATTCTTTTAAATTTTGTAAATCTTTGTCCATATGATCATATGCAACGCCGTCGGGAAATGCCTCACATACGGGATGTCCTTTTTTCATACCGGTGCAATGCTTACAGAAATCACAATCATAAAATCCAATCATTCTCACCACTCCCAAAATTTTCTTAAATGTTACTTTATATTATATCTGCTCTCAATTTTCCTGTCAAGTTTCTCGTTACAAAACACACGCAAAGATTTTCATATAATGTTTTCAAACGTGCCGAAGATACTTAACTCGCACAAATGTGGTAGCTACTGCTCACCGTTTTGAGCACGCTTGCAAAAAAAACAGAGTAAGCGATATATCGCTTACTCTGACGTGGTGCGGATAACAGGACTTGAACCTGCATGGGTTGCCCCACATGAACCTGAATCATGCGCGTCTGCCAATTCCGCCATATCCGCTCGACTTAACTATTATATCAAATG